CATTGTTGCAAAGTGCAGGAGCTATTCTTTGTAAGAAATGGTTAGTCGAATTTAATAAAGAAGTTAAGAAATTTAAGAACGCACAACAAGTTGTATGGGTACATGATGAAATACAAGTTGAGTGTGAAGAACAAGACGCTGAAGATATTGGAAAGATAGCAGTAGAATGTATTAAACGTGCAGGTGAACACTACCAATTAAGAGTGCCGCTAACAGGCGAATATAAAATATCAACTAATTGGAGTGGAACACACTAATGTATAATAAAAAATTTGACCTTGACCTAAAATATGGTCAGGAAAGAGAGAAGCGTTTAGCATCTATCTTAGATAAAGATAAGACCAAGATAGAAGTTAAAACAGAAAGAGACTGGTGGTTTAAAACAGGTAACATTGCTATTGAAATAGAATGTAACGGTAAGCCTTCAGGTGTCATGGCTACAACGTCTGATTACTGGTGTCACATCTTGGCAGACGGTGACAAAGATTATTGTAGAATGATATTTGATACAGCAACAATCAAAAGGTTGGCTAAAAAATATATCAAAACATTAAAGAATGGTGGTGATGGTTGGAGAAGCAAGTTTGTTCTTGTGCCGTTAGCCGAAATATTTTTACCAAAAAATTTAAGCAAATCTATGCAACAAAGGATAGTAAAATGAGTGATAGATACAAAAAGAAAAGAGTATTAGTAATTGATGGCGATATACTTGCTTATCAAATAGCTACTAACAATGAGAGACCAATCAACTGGGGTGATGGACTATGGACATTACATGCTGATGAGAACAGTTGTATTCAACAGCTAGACGCAGTGATAGATGACTTAGGTTCTAATTTGTCAGCAGACGATTATGTTGTGGCACTAACAGACAAAAATAATTTTAGAAAAGATGTCTTACCTACATACAAATCAAACAGAAAAGAAAAACGTAAACCAATAGTTCTAGGAGCTATGCGAGAACACATTATGAAAAAACATAATGGTGTTGTCTGGGCTAACTTAGAAGCTGATGATGTTATGGGTATTATGGCAACTGAACCTGCACTAAATGAAGAAAGAATATTAGTTAGTATAGATAAAGATATGAAAACAATCCCATGTAATCTTTCACAAGACGGCAGTAACTTTGAACAAATACCTGAGAAGTTAGCTAACTATAATTTTATGATACAGGCAATCATGGGTGACAAGACAGATGGCTATGATGGAATTGAAGGTGTTGGAATTAAAACAGCAGAGAAACTACTTCTTAAATATACCAACTGCACACTCAAAGATTTGTGGGGAGTGGTCAAAGGTATCTACAAAGAAAAAGGTTACACAGAAAAAGAAGCCTTACAACAAGCTAGGGTCGCACACATTTTAAGACATGGAGAATACAATAAGAAAACAGGGAAGGTAAAACTATGGACGATATAAGTAAACCAGTACACTATAATCAAGGCGGTATCGAACCCATAGATTACATTGTTAAAAACAAACTCTCTTACTGTGAAGGTAATGTTGTGAAGTATATAACTCGTTGGAGACATAAGAACGGCATTCAAGATTTAAAGAAAGCCAAACAATACATAGATTTTATTATTGATAAAGAAGCCAAACCCACAGTAACAGAAAGCAAAGATGATTAATTACGAAAGAGACGAACTACTTACTGACTTTGGTAAGACAACTTTAAAAGATAGGTACTTACTACCTAACGAGAACTCACCGCAAGATGGATTTATGAGAGCCGCTAAAGCATTTTCTGATAATGATGAGATGGCACAGCGTATATATGATTACGCTTCTAAATTATGGTTCATGTATTCTACACCTATTTTATCTAATGGTGGAGCAAACAGAGGTATGCCTATTTCTTGTTTCTTAAATTATGTAGGAGATAGTAGAGAAGGATTAACAGGACACTACACAGAGAACGCTTGGTTAGCTTCTATTGGTGGTGGCATAGGTGGTTACTGGGGACATGTACGTTCAGATGGTACAAGCACTTCAGGTGGTTCACAATCATCAGGTTCAATTCCATTTTTACATGTAGTTGACAGTGAGATACTTGCATTCTCTCAAGGTAAAACAAGGCGTGGTAGTTATGCGGCTTACATGGACATGTCTCACCCAGAGATAATGGAATTTTTAGAAATGAGAAAACCTAGTGGAGGAGACATACATAGAAAATGCCTTAACCTTCACCATGCAATAAATATTTCAGATGATTTTATGCACTTGGTTGAAAAGTGTGTAGCTGAACCCACGTATGATGACAGTTGGAACTTGATTGACCCACATACAAAAGAAGTAGTGCGTACAGTATCAGCTAGAGAGTTGTGGCAAAAACTATTAGAAAATAGAGTAGCTACTGGTGAGCCTTATGTTTCTTTCATAGATACTATCAATGAAGCATTGCCTGAAACACAAAAGAAATTAGGATTAAAAGTACATCACTCAAACTTATGTACTGAAATTACTTTACCTACTAACGAAGATAGAACAGCAGTGTGTTGTTTATCTTCTGTTAATTTAGAAAAGTATGATGAATGGAAGAATGATAAATTATTCATACCTGATTTAGTTAGATTTTTAGACAACGCTTTAACTTACTTTATAGAGAATGCACCTGACAGTGTGTTCAGAGCAAAGTTTAGTGCGGCACAAGAAAGAAGTATTGGATTAGGAGCAATGGGTTTCCATGCTTATTTACAATCTAAGAACATAGCTTTTGAAAGTGCGTTAGCTAAATCTTTAAATATGAAAATGTTTAAAAGTATCAAAGAAGAAGCAGTAGAAGAAAGTAAAAGACTTGCAGTTAAAAGAGGAGAAGCTCCTGACATGGAAGGCACTGGTATGCGTAATGCACACTTATTAGCTGTTGCCCCTAACGCTTCATCATCTATTATTTGTGGGACTACTTCACCCTCAATAGAACCTTATAGAGCCAATGCTTATGTGCAAAAAACTATGTCTGGTTCATTCTTAGTTAAGAATAAATATTTAGAAAAATTATTAGAAAAGAAAGGGATAAACAATGATGCTATATGGTCGTCCATTGTCTCGCAAAGAGGCAGTGTCTTACATCTTAAAGAGTTATCAGACTATGAAAAAGATGTTTTTAAAACTGGTATTGAAATAAATCAACAATGGATAATAGAACATGCGGCTGACAGGCAGAAATATATTTGTCAAGGACAGTCAGTAAATCTTTTCGTCCCTGCTGATGTAAACATTAAAGAGTTGCATGACACTCACATGTTAGCATGGAAAAAGAAATTAAAAACTTTGTACTATTGCAGAAGCGAAGCAATCAAACGTGCAGAGTTAGTATCAAAAAAAGTAGAAAGGACAATCATACCAGAAGCAGATTGCTTGGCGTGTGAATAATGAAGATATGTATATTAAAAATAATTTATCATTACTCAACTTATTTAACCAGTTGGTCATGGCAAAAATTGTATGGAGATAGAACTAAAAGGGGACAGAAATGAATTACCCACCAATTAAATCTTTTGGTTTTAAAAAGAAAACAAGAAAAATAAAACAACAAAAACAAACAGTGCTATGGACGGTTTATCATACTGTCCTAGCAGTAGAGTTATTAATATTAATCATAATAGAAGGGATAGAGTTACTAAGATGAGTTTATTTAAAACAAGAGCATACTACAAACCCTTTGAATACGATTGGGCATTTGCAAGTTACGACATGCAACAAAAAATGCACTGGCTACCTAGTGAAGTACCATTACATGAAGATGTAAGAGACTGGAATGAAAGATTATCAGCAGAAGAAAAAAACTTAATAGGACAAATATTAAAATTCTTTACTCAAGGTGATGTCGATATTGCACAAGCATATTTAGATAAATACATTCCTAAATTTAAACCACCTGAAATTAGAATGATGTTATCAGCTATAGCTACTTCAGAAGCTAATCATGCACACAGTTATTCTTTATTGAATGATACTATTGGATTACCTGATAAGGAATACAAAGCGTTTCAAGAATATAAAGAGATGTCTGATAAACATACTTATCTATTTCAAAGTAAAGGGTCAGGCATAGAAGGATTGGCTAGAGAGATAGCTTGTTTCTCTGCATTTGGAGAAGGTTTACAGTTGTTCGCTTCATTCGTAATGTTACTTAACTTCCAACGATATGGACGCATGAAGGGAATGTGTCAGATAGTTACTTGGTCTATTAGAGATGAGACACACCATGTAGAAAGTATGATTAAAATATTTCATGCTTTAATTAAAGAGAACCCAAATATTTGGACTGAAAAATTTAAAGCAAGTATCTATCAAACAGCTAGAGACATGGTTGATTTAGAAGATAAGTTTATTGATTTAGCTTTTGCACAAGGTGGTATTAGAGGACTTAAAGCTGATGAAGTTAAACAGTATATTAGATACATAGCTGATAGAAGATTGCTTCAGCTATCTTTAAAGCCTAACTTTGGTGTCAAAGAAAACCCTCTATCGTGGTTAGATTGGGTATTAAATGGCGTAGAACATGCAAACTTTTTTGAGAATAGAGCCACCGAATATAATAAAGGGACTGTGACTGGCAGTCTGTGGGACTAAACCTGCTCTTTTAGATGAAAAACTTAACAGATGATGTGGTTTTACCATTGAAGGTAGACGATTTAATTAAATTATTAAACAAAGTCTACCCTGAAAAGTCTCCTAATTTGCAAGATGATACTAAGACTATCTACTTTAAAGCAGGTCAAAGAGACGTAGTAAACTTTATTAACACTCTCAAAGAAAGGTCAGAACAATAATGTGTGGTTCACCAAAAGTCCCTCAAGCTCCAGTACAGCCTGTAGCTCCAATGCCAGTTAGAGCAGACCAAGCACAGGATTTATCTCCTGAATTGGTTAAAGCTAATGATGCAGATTTAGACATTAAAAAGAAGAAAGTTAAAAAATCAGGTACGTCCTCTTTAAATACTTCTTCAGGTCTTAATATTGCTACTAACTCAGGCATTTAATTAAATGGAATACGAAGGTAGTCTACAGAAGCAACATACAGCTAAAGAACGATACCTTAAACTTCAGTCAGAGAGAGAACATTATTTAGACAGAGCAGAAGAGTGTAGTGAACTAACTATTCCTTCTTTAATAAAACCAGATGGCTTTACTTCTTCAAGTGAGCTATACAATCCATTCCAATCAGTTGGTGCAAGAGGTGTCAACAACCTAGCAAGTAAACTTCTTTTACTTTTACTCCCACCAAACTCCCCATTCTTTAGATTACAAATAGCAGGTGAAGCTAAAAAAGAACTGGAAGAAAATAAAGATATGAAAACTGACATTGAGAAATCTTTGTCTGTTATTGAAAAAGAAGTATCAAGTAAAATTGAACAACTTGCATTAAGAGTTTCAGTTTATGAAGCATTAAAACATCTTATTGTTGGCGGTAATGTATTAACTTACCTACCTAAAAAAGGAAGCATGAGAGTATTTCCTTTATCACAGTACGTGGTTAGAAGAGATGCTTCAGGAAATATTTTAGAGATAATTATTTGTGAGAAAGCAAGTATTTTATCTTTGGGTAAAGATGTGTCAGCACAAGTAATTGCTAACCCTGATTATAAATCAGATGAAGATATAGAATTATATACCCATGTTTATAAATTAAATGATAATGAATTTTATGTTTGCCAAGAAGTAAACGGAATTAAAATACCTGAAAGTATTGGTACATTTAAAAATGAAAGAATGCCTTATCAAGCATTGAGAATGGTAAGAGTTGACAATGAAGATTATGGAAGAAGTTATGTAGAAGAATTTTTAGGGGATTTAAAATCATTAGAAGGTCTGTCTCAAGCACTTGTAGAAAGTGCGGCGGCTTCATCTAAAGTAGTATTTATGGTTAGACCTAACTCTGTTACTAGAAAAAAAGATTTAGCTATGACTAGAAATGGTGACATTATTACTGGAAGTGCAGAAGATGTAACTGTATTACAGGCACAGAAACAATATGATTTACAAGTAGTTGAAAGAAGTATTGCCAAATTAGAAGAGAGAATGTCTTATGCTTTCTTATTACACACAGCAATACAAAGAGATGCAGAAAGAGTTACTGCACAAGAAATTAGATACATGGCAGAACAATTAGAGACTGCTATGGGTGGTATATATTCACTATTATCACAAGAGTTTCAGCTACCATTAGTTTCAATATTAATGAAAAGAATGGAAACAGCTAAAGAAATTCCAACATTACCTAAAGGCACGGTTCAGCCAACTATTATTACTGGTATTGAGGCATTAGGTAGAGGAAATGATTTACAAAAATTAAGAGAATTTGTTGCAGAGATAGGAAACTTAGCACAAATAAATCCACAAGTTGTTCAGGCACTAAACCCAGATGATTTAATTAAACGTATAGCTATCGGTCTTGGTATTGATACTGACGGTTTATTAAAATCTCAAGAACAACTAGCGGAAGAACAAGCGGCACAAGAAGAACAAGCACAGCAACAACAAATGATGCAGATGGCTGAAAAAGCTATCCCTCAAGTTGCAGGTAATCTTACTAAGCCACAATAATAAAAGGAAACAATGGTAGAAACAGTAGAGATAAAACAATCAGAAACTACAAGTGAAAAACCTGTAGAAGAAAATGTTACACAAAGTAAACCTGAAGGCTTACCTGAAAAATTCAACAGCGTTGAAGATTTAGCAAAGTCATATCAGGAATTAGAAAAGAAACTTGGTGACAATACGGAAGCACCTAAAACAGATGCTCCCAAAAATGATTTAGATATTGCTGAAAAAGCAGTTGAGAGTGCAGGGCTTAACATGGAAAACCTGTCTTCTGAATATGCTGAAAAAGGTGAATTAGATGCTAAGTCATACGAGGCTTTAGAAAAAGCAGGTATACCTAAAGAATATGTAAACCAGTTTATCGAAGGTCAAAAAGCAGTTGCAGACCAACAGACAACATCTATTAAAGACATAGTAGGTGGAGCAGATGCTTACACAGAAATGTCTGAATGGGCGGCAGAAAACATGTCTGAACAAGAGAAGACAGCTTACAATACAGCAGTTAATTCTAAAGATATAGAAACTGCAAAGTTAGCCGTTGTAGGTTTAAAAGCCAAGTTTGAAAATGCTAACGGCAATGAGCCAAGTCTTGTAGAAGGTAAAGCTACAATTACAGGACAAGGTGGTTATAAATCTTGGGCTGAAGTTACAGCCGCTATGGGTGATGACAGGTATCAAAAAGACCCTGCTTATCAAAACATGGTTCAAGAAAAACTAAGTAAATCGGAGTTATAATATGAGCCTTTATAGAAATATGAACGCTAGAAAAAAATCTGGTACATCAAGACCAAAAAGTAAAAGTACGGTATCCGCTAAAGCATATAAAAATATGAAAGCAGGATTTCCTAAAAAGAAAAAGACAACATAAAAAATAGTTGTGCAACGCTTATGCGTGGCAACTGCCAACTTTAATTAGCCAAATAACTTGACCCCTTGCGAGGGACAATCTTGACTAAATAACTTATTGAAGAGGCTTTTATAAACTAACATCAATAAAGGAGACAATCACATGTCAAACGCAAGTCCAGTTAAATTCGGAAATGCTAATAGTGGTTCTACTCGTGATGATGCCCTGTTTTTAAAAGTATTCGCAGGTGAAGTAATTACTTCATTTGACAGAGCTTCAAAAACACAAGGTGCTGATATGGTAAGAAGTATCAGTAACGGCAAATCTGCATCTTTTCCAGTAATGGGAAGAATAGGTGCGGCGTATCACGCAGTTGGAGCTGAAATATTAGGTGACGCAGTTAACTCAGCAGAAAAGGTTATTACAATTAATGACCTTCTAATATCTTCAGTATTCGTATCGAATATCGAAGAAGCAAAAAACCATTGGGACGTAAGGTCAGCGTACTCTACTGAAATGGGTAGAGCATTATCTTTTCAAAAAGATAAACACATCTTACAAACAATCGGTCAAGCAACTCTAGCCAGTGCAAACGTAACTGGTGGAGACGCTACAACTAACGTAATAAACACAGGTATCGCATCTTCAACAGATGCTACTGCGGCTAATGCAATGATAGATGCTATCTTTGCGGCGGCTAAAGAACTTGATGCAAACTACGTTCCCTCAGAAGGCAGAAAATGCTTTATGAGACTTGAAGAATACTACAAATTAGCAAACGCTACAAATGCAGTCAATGTTGACTTCAGTGGTGGAGCTAATGGTGGTGTTGCATCAGGAAAAGTTGCAAAAATTGCAGGAATTGAATTAGTACCAGTTCCTCATTTTGTATCTTCTAATGTTACTTCAGGTACAGACGCAGGTTCAGCAACAAACGCAGGTTCAACTCCACAAGCAGTTGACCTATCTAACTTTGTTGCTCTTGTATCTCACCCTTCAGCAGTAGGAACTGTTAAGCTAATGGATTTAGCTGTTGAAAAAGAGTACGACATCAGAAGACAAGGTACGTTAATGGTTGCTAAATACAGCATGGGTCATGGTGTATTAAGACCAGAAGCGGCAGTCGGAATTAAAGAAGCGGCATAGTCCCTCTTTATTTACATTGGGCGGAGATTAACACAGACAATCCGCCCAGTGTTCTTTCACAAAATTTAACTTAAAGGATATATGGCAACACAAATTACACCTACTACAGAATTGCAGTCGGTCAACATTATGTTGAGTACGATTGGAGAAGCACCTGTTAACTCAATTACAGGAACTACTACAGTAGATGTATCAACAGCTATAAATATTCTTAACGAAACTTCAATGTCCATTCAATCTCAAGGGTGGAATTTCAACACACACATAAATTATAACTCTTTATCATTAGACAGTAATGGTAAAGTACCCCTTCCTTCAAACTGCGTGAAAGCAGACGCAAACCACTCTTACAGATATTTAAACTACACAATTAGAAACGGCTATTTATATGATATGGATAATCACACAGACATCTTTACTTCAGCACCTGCAAGTGTTGATTTGGTTTTAGTACAACAACTGTCACACTGTCCTGAATACGCTAGACAATATATTACAATGAAAGCGGCAAGAAGATTTGCCTCAAGATTTATAGGTGATAAAGAAATTACACAATTAATTGGTCAAGATGAAAATGAAGCTCTAATGGCATTTCATCAAGCAGATAGCCAAGAGGCTGACGCAAACATGCTTAATGGAGACCAGAATACATTTTCTATAATCAATAGAACACCTCGTAGGACTTACTAATGGGAAGCGTAGTATCGCAATCAATCCCTAACTTTTTGAACGGTATGTCTCAACAGACACCTACTCAAAGAGGTATTAATCAGGGCGAAGACCAAATAAATCTACAAAACGGTTTAGTTGATGGTTTAGCTAAAAGACCCCCTTTAGATTATATAGCAACATTAGATAGTTCTAATATTTATTCTAATAAAACAAAATTTTGGTCAATACAAAGAGATGCTTCTAATCAGTACATTGTGGCTTTATTCAACGGTGGTATTAAAGTATTTGATTTAGCAGGTAATGAAAAAACAGTTACTATTGCAAGTGGTTCAAGTTATTTAACTTCAACTAATCCTAGAGAGAATTTTAAATTAGTTAATGTTGCAGATTACACTTTTATTGCTAATACAAATACAACAGTTACAGAAGACAGCACTACGTCTGCGGCTAAAGTAGAAGAGTTTTTAATTGTTTGTAAATTAACAAACTACGGTAGAGAATATAAAGTAGCATTGAAACACCCTTCAATGGCACAAGAACTAGAAGTTATCTTTCAATTACCTACTGGTAATGATGCGGCTACAGATGCAAAATTTAGAGATACTAATAAAATTACAGACATACTTTTAAAAGGTACTTCAAGTACACATTGGGATAGTGCTGCAAACGGTATTGGTTTTAAAGTTGTCAACACTTCTACTGGTTCATCAGTATCTACATCACAAGGATTATCTAATTATTCTGGTTTTACTTCTCATTTTACATTTGAAGAATTTGACAGTGTAATTTATGGAAAACCTACTGATGGCAATGCGGCTTATACTATAACTACTTCAGATGGTTCTGGTAATACAGCCATGTATGCAATCAGAGATGAGATACAAGATTTTAGTAAACTACCTTTCTACGCAAAAACAGGTGTGATTATGAAAATAACTGGTGAAGAAGGTGATGAACTATCAGATTACTATGTAAAATTTTCAGGTAAATCAGGTGTATGGAATGAAACACTAGCACCTGCAACATCACTAGGAGTTACAAACTCTACAATGCCTCACGCATTAATTAATAATAATGATGGTACATTTACATTTCAAGAATTAGCATGGACTGACAGAGTGTGTGGTGATGCAGACAGTAACCCTAACCCTACATTTATTGGCAGAAAAATTAATAACTTAACTTATTACAAAAATAGATTAGGTATTTTATCAGGAGAGAATTTAGTATTAACAGAAAATGCTTCTTTCTTTAATTACTTTGCAACAACTTCTACACAAGTTTTAGACACTGACCCTATTGATATAGCGGCTAGTGGTACACAAGTTAACACACTTAAAAACTCTGTAGGATTTAATGAAAGTTTATTATTATTTTCTGATACAGCACAATATAAATTAGATAGTTCTGGGGAAAGTATTTCACCGACTTCAGCTATACTTAATGAAGTATCTTCATTTGAACATGATGATAAAGTTACTCCAGTATCAGCAGGTAAGTTTGCATATTTTGCACAAGCAAGAACTTCAGGTACAGCAATAAGAGAATACTTTGCTGATGATGATACCTTAACAAATGATGGTATGGATATTACTGTTTCAGTAGGAAACTTAATACCAAGTAACTGTTATCAAATTGTATCTAATACAACAGAAGATACATTAATATTTTTAACTTCAGCTACAGGTGATACTCAAACAGCACCTTTCAGTGGCACTGCGTCTTCTACAGATGCAGACACTATGTACATCTATAAGTATTTCTTTGATGGTGGCGAGAAAGTACAAAACGCTTGGTCTAAATGGACATTTACAGGTGCTAAAATTATAGGTGCTATGTCTTTAGAAAGTTTTATCTATGTAGTAATTTCTGAAGGGACTACTACAAAATTAGTTAAAATAGATTTAAGAAATTTAAAAGATGCCACTATAGGACATGGTGTTTATATTGATTTGAAAACGTCAGTGACAGGTACATACGCAAGTGGTACTGGCTTAACAACATTCACGTCACCTTATGGTGCTAAAACTGGTTTAATAGCTGTAGATAGAAATAACGGTAACAATTACACAGCTACAAACACAGCAGGTTCTACGTATACAATCGTTGGAGACCACACAGATTTATATATTGGTGTGCCTTATGAAAGTAAATACACACTATCACCTCAATATGTCAGAGAGAATACTGGAAGAGGATTAGTAGCTGTTACTTCAGGTAGATACCAAATAAGAAATATATCTTTTAATTTTGAAAACAGTGGGTTCTTCCAAGTGGAAGTTACTCCTACAAACAGAGATAAATCTACAAGTATTATGAATGGTTATATCATTGGTACTGCAACAAGTATCATTGGACAACCTGCTATTGCAACAGGAACTTTAAGAGTACCAGTTCAATCACAAAATTCAGAATTTACTTTAGATATAAAATCTTCATCACACTTACCTATGTATATTTCAGGTGCAGAGGTTGAAGGTTATTATCACAACAGAGCAAGAAGAATTTAATGAAAGAAAATTACGTAAGAAAAGCAGAATTAAAAGATGCTTTAGAGTTAGCTCCTAAAATGAGAATAGGAGATAGAAAAGAAATCATGGCTACAGATGGTTCAACACCGTTAGAGAGTTTAGTTCTTCCTTTTACACAAAAAGGTGCAAAGATTTATTCCATTATAGGCACAAAATCAGAAGGTGTAATTGGAATGTTTGGGTCTAGTCCTGTTAAAGAAAAAGGGTATGGCATAGTTTGGTTATTATCTAGTGAAGATTTATTCAAACATATTAAACAGTTTATTAAAGAGTGTCCTAAATGGGTAGCAGAGATGAGTGAAGGTTATGAGTACGTCTATAATTTTGTAGATGAAAGAAATTGGAAAAGTTTAAAATGGTTACAATTCTTAGGATTT